GTACTGGCCGGCGACCGTGCCCGCGTATGACCAGGGGCAGTACGACAAGACGACCCCCTACACCGCCCAGATCTGCTACGTCCACAAGGACGGGAAGATCAACATTTCAGGCTTCAAGCACGACGGTAACCCCTTCATCTGCCTCGGCATTGAGCTGCACCAGGGCGATGATGAGCACCCGGTCAACTGCGCGACCTGGATGCCCTACCAGAAGGGCCAGGCGGCGAAGACCGAGGCGCTCGAGCGCGAACGCGCCGCCCCGACGCTGCAGCCGTAAGGCCATGCGAGGACCGTGCGCGAAGCGCCAGGTGGTCTGCACCATCGTCGGCATCAACGGTGCGCGCTACGTCGGCGAGAACGACTGCGCGAACCCCCAGAAGGTCTGCCCGAGGGCTGAGGGGGAGGGCTACGAGAAATGTGGTTCTGTGTGTCAGCAGGCCGGACACGCGGAGGCCGAAGCGGTCAGCAAGGCGGGGCTCAATGCCCGCGGTGGTCATGCCACACTCTTCGGTCATCACTGGATCTGCGAGCCTTGCGGCCGAGCGTTGAGTGATGCAGGCGTTGCCTCGGTCACGATCGTGTACCCGTGAAGCCGCTGGCGATCGATCTGTACTGTGGTCTGGGCGGCTGGACCGAAGGGCTCCTCGCGGAAGGGTACGACGTCGTCGGTTTCGACGTCGAGCAGCACCAGTACGGTGATCACCGGTACCCGGCTCAGCTGGTAATCCAGGACGTCCTGACGCTTCACGGCCGGCAGTTCAAGGACGCCGCGCTGATCGTCGGCTCCTCGCCATGTCAGGAGTTCAGCTGGCGCGCCATGCCGTGGACCGCCGCCAAGAACGCCCCCCCCCCGGAGCTGGGCATGAAGCTGTTCCGAGCGCAGTTTCGGATCCAGCAGGAGGCCTGCGAGGCAGCTGGGCGACACATCCCGATGGTGGTGGAGAACGTGTGTGGCGCCCAGAAGTGGATGGGCCAGGCGCGCTGCCGCTACGGCAGCTACTACCTGTGGGGAGACGTGCCGGCTCTGATGCCCATGGTGCGCAGGCACGCGAAGGTCGGCGGCCTTGACTGGTCGAAGTACGGCCAGCCGGACTACAAGTCGAGCGGAGCGGCGGGATACTTTCGAGACACAGCCTTCAAGAACCAGGGTGGCAGCTGGTTCGCTCAGTCGCACAACAAAGTCCCCATGTCACGGGGCGATGCGCTGAAGGAGGCTGGCCTGAAGCAGGGCGGTCAGTGGTTCACGAAGTACGGACCCGGCAACACCAACCCGATGCGGCGCACGGGTTCGAAGTCGACGCAGCGCAAGATGGCCAGCGCCATGATCGCGAAGATTCCCCTGCCGCTGTCCTCATACATCGCCCGCATCTATCACCCGGCCGCCAATGCCCACGCCGGGTAAAAGGGGCCGCGGGCAGCCCACGAAGTACGATCCGGACCGCATGCTGCCGGTCGTGCGGGCGATGGCGAGGCTCGGGGCTACCGACATGGAGATCGCCCAGGCGTTGCGGGTCTCGATCAGCGTGGTGGAGCTATGGTGCCGAGTTCACAAGGAATTCTTGAGGGCCGTAAAGCCCCCCAAGGGTGTTGCCGACGATCGGGCCGAGCGCTCGCTTTTTCGCAGCGCCACCGGCTACAGCTACGAGTCCGAGGAGCTGTTCCTGGTCGATGTGGTGACCGAGAAGAAGGTCCCAGGCGAGAAGCCCGAGGACCGACCGACCATCGTCACTACCCGCACCAAGGAGGTCATCCGGGCGCCCGTGGTGAAGCACCAGGCGCCGCACCCCACCTCCCTGATCTTCTGGCTGAAGAACCGCCGGAAGGACCGCTGGCGCGACTTCAAGGCCACCGAGCTGTCGACCCCTCCTGGCAAGCCCTTCGAGGTGATCCACGGAGGCCCGGGTGAGCCCGAACTCATCGGCCAGTACTATGAGCGTCTCAAGCGTGCGGGGCGCCCCGCAGCGCCAGGTAGCCCCGCTCGTGCCCATCCCGGTGCTGATCCGGGAGTGGGTGAGGGAGGACAAGAACCTCAAGGACAAGGCGGCCGTCCGGCGCCTGGCAAAGGCTGACCGCTACTACCTGCTGGTGCGCATCCTCGGGCGCTCGGACTGCCTGCATGACTGGATCTACGAACGCTGCCGGGAGGTGGAGGCGAACCCCGACGGGTACATCGACATCTGGGCGCGCGAGCACTACAAGTCCACGGTCATCACCTTCGCGGGCATCATCCAGGAGATCCTGCTGGATCCTGAGATCACGATCGGGATCTTCAGCCACACCAAGGGCACCGCCTCCAAGTTCCTGTTGCAGATCAAGCAGGAGCTGGAGACCAATGAGCTGCTGAAGTGGGCGTTCCCGGAGATCCTGTGGAGCAACGCCACCGAGCAGGCCTCGAAGTGGTCCGAGCGGGCGCTTGTGGTGCGCCGGCGCGGCAACCCGAAGGAAGCCACGATCGAGGCCTGGGGCCTGGTCGATGGCATGCCCACCGGTGCGCACTTCAAGCTGATGGTCTACGACGATGTCGTGACCGACAAATCGGTCAACACGCCCGATCAGATCCTGAAGACCACCGAGGCCTGGTCGCTCTCCTCGAACCTCTCCACCGAGGGTGGCCGCAAGTGGTACATCGGCACCCGCTACCACTTCGCCGACACCTACCAGACGGTGATGGACCGCAAGTCCGCGATCCCGCGTATCCACGCGGCGACCAACACCGGCACCAAGGATGGCATCCCGGTGCTGTTTTCCCCCTTCGAGTGGGAGAAGCGCAAGACCGACAGCCTCGACTCAACGCTCGCCTGCCAGATGCTGTGCAGCCCGCTCGCCGGCAGCCAGCGCATGTTCAACGTCGAGGACCTGCAGGTGTACGAGGCGCGGCCGCGCACCCTTCAGTGCTACCTGCTGGTGGACCCGGCGCGCTCGAAGAAGAAAAACAGCGCCGACACCGCGATGGTGGTGATCGGGATCGATGTCGCCGGGAACAAGTACTTCCTGGACGGGGTCGCCCACAAAATGGATCTCATGGAGCGCTGGTGCTGGTTCCGGGACCTGTGGAAGAAGTGGTCCGAGGCCCCGGGCGTCATGGGCCTGGTGGCAGGCTACGAGAGCTTCGGCGCCCAGGCGGACCTGGACTACATCAAGGAGCGCCAGCAGCTGGATCGTTGCCAGTTCGAGGTGGTGGAGCTCGCCTGGCCCAGGGACGGGGAGGAGAGCAAACAGGACCGCATCCAGCGCCTGGTGCCGGACGTGAAGGGGCACCGGTTCTACATGCCCTACCCGACCGATGATGAGCGCCTCACCCGCCTGCAGCGCTCGATGCTCGCCGCCGGCTACGACTACCGGATCGCCCGGCGGATCATGCGCATGGACGAGGAGCAGCGGATCTACGATGTGGCCGAGCGCCTGCGGCTGCAGTTCGACTTCTTCCCCTTCGGCGGCAAGGTGGACTTGATCGACGCGGTCGCTCGCATCTACGATGCCTCCCCGACCAAGCCGGAAAGCGACCTGGGCGGGGGCACCGTGGAGCCGGATGACACATGAGTCACCTCACCGAGCACGAGCTCGACACGCTGCTTCGCGCGCAATCGGATACGCTGCGGCAGATGATGGCCCGCCTGCTCTCCGAGCTTCGGGAGCTGCGCGAGCAGGCCGGTGAGCGCGAACGCATGGCAGCAGAGGAGCGAGAAGCGTAATGGCAGGCCCCCTTCCCCCGCTGAACCCCGCCCTGGGCAACCAGGTCACGAGTCGCCAGTTCAGCCTAGCCGAGATGGTCGAGCGCGCCTGGGGCGCGGAGTACGCGGCCCCCGACCACGGCATCTACGAGATGTCGAACGGCCGGCGCTTTGACTCCACCGACATGGGCACGACCGGCATCTACCGCCCGCCCGCCTTCATCCCGCCCGAAGGGTACCCGGAGTGAGCAGCACCGACATCGAGAGCAAGCCGCCGGGCTACTACAACGTCATCGAGTACCTGGTCGACGGCGGGGTCACACGCTACGCGGTGGAGGCGAACTGCCCGTGCGGGTGCGGGCATGGGATTTGGCTCCCGATCACGGGCCCCGGGGTGCCGAAGACCGAGCACCACTGGACCTGGGACGGCAACAAGGCGCAGCCGACCTTAGGACCGAGCATCAAGCGGATAGGGGGCTGCGCCTTCCACGGCTACCTGCAGGGCGGGGCCTGGTCAAGCGCCGGGGATGGTGCGCCGCTGCACCCTCAGGTATACCGTGGCGGACCCGACCACCCCGTGGAACCCAGGAGAGACCTCACCATGAAGACCCCTGCACCCGCACCAGCCCCTGCGCCGCGCGCAGCGCCGGCTCCCGCCCCTGCACCCGCACCGGCCGCCGCCCCCACCAACAAGCTCCCTGCGCCCACCACAGCGCCCCCGGGGCACGTGAAGACCGCTCACCTGCGCTACCGCGGTGGACGCCTGCAGCAGGCTTACCAGTCGGGCAACGACCCGGGCGCGCCGCTCGCGTGGGTGGAGATCGAGGGGCAGCCTGAGAAGATCCCCGGCCCCGCCGGTGGTGACTGGCCGGCCAAGGGAAGCCCGACCGAGCCGCACGTCCCCGAAGCTTAAAAGCATGCTTAAAAGAAGGGCCGCATGGCCGATCTGATCGTCCACGTCGAGAAGGGGGACCCGGATGAGAGCCGGGACCTCGAGCTTGCGACCGCGATCACAGG